AGAAGAATCCAGCCAAAAAGCCAAAAGCCGAACCGAAGAAGAAAAAATTCGGCCGCGGCCCGCAGCGGGTAGGCTCCGGGATCTGCTACAACCCACTCTGTCCGACGCGCAACAACTACCGCGGCGCCTGGAGCTGCACAGAGTGCCGCTTCTGCCCGGAACGCAAATTTGCCCGCCAGTCGAGGCGGGGGATCATCACAATTTAGAGGAAGATACATGCACGTGTATGGCGTGCGGGTACAAGGACTGACGCTGAACGCATGGCCGGAATTTCCGGCCACGCTTTGAGCGGGCAGATAGCCCGAAGCCTATGGGCACAAAAGGAGAACAAAAATGCAAAAGTACATCGGAACAAAAATGGTAGAGGCGGAGAAAACAGAAAATGGATACCGAGTGCGGTATGAGGACGGGTATGAGAGCTTTAGCCCAGCAGATGTGTTTGAAAATGCGTACATGCCGCTTTTGGCGAACGGATGCTTGAAAACAGAGAAACCGAGCATCAGCCAGAGGATGGTTGATGATTTCATCGCATTCCATGAGGTGAAAACGCTCGGAGGAAAAACGACCATCGTAAGGGCTGTTCTTAGAAATGGCTTTGAAATCGTTGAAAGTTCGAGCTGCGTGAGCGCCGAGAACTACGACGAGATGATGGGCGAAGCTATCTGCATGGGCAAAGTGAAAGACAAAGTGTGGATGTTGCTCGGGTTCTTGTTGCAGACGGCAGTAAATGGTACCCGCGGCGCCACGACATGCCCGGATGATCGTTGAACGCATGGCCGGAATTTCCGGCCACGCTTTGAGCGGGCAGAAGACCTGTAGGGGCGGACGGCTCTGTCCGCCCGGGAGAAAGAGGTGTGGATGATGGCAAAGAGACACAAGCGCCGCCTGTTTACAGGGGCGGTATGTACGCAGATCGTTTATACCGTGTTTGATGGCGCGGATCCGAAGACCAGCAAGCCGCGAAAGCCGCGCTTCCAGACGCAGGCGGAGCGCGATGAATTCAACAGCAAGCAATCGCTGGATCGGCTCGTTGCGCTGATGAACGCCAATTTCTCGCCCACAAGCCTGTATTCCACCCTGACATTGGAAGCAGAAAACGAGGTACATACCGCAGAGGAAATGCGCAGAGTGCGCGACAACCTTGTGCGACGCATGCAGTATCACTATCCGAAGGCCAAAATCGTTGCTTTCTACGGAAGAGGAAAAACAACCAATCGCTTCCATTTGCATCTGGTAACAGAGGGAATCCCGGAAGAAGCCATCGGCGGGCTTTGGGGGCTCGGCAGCGTGATCGAGGTTCGGCACCTGCGAAAGCACAACTATTATATAGATGAGCAGGGAAACAAGGTCGACCACGGCCAGGACTACACAGCACTTGCCAGTTACCTGCATGCGCACTGGAGAAAAGAATTCGGCGGCCACCGGTACAAGGCGACGCGAAATTGTATCCGCCCCGAGCCGGAACCTGCGACCGAGGCCGTGCGCGAGTACAGCCCCAAGCATCCGCCCGTCGCCCCGCGCGGCTATATCCTCGTCGAGGCCCGGACGACAAAGTACGGGTATCAATATTATAAGTATGTAGTCGATCCAAGATCAGAGCACAAGCGGAACGGGAGCCGCCTTCTTTAAGCCTTGTAAATGTGTTGAGTTTTAGAACGAAAGAGTGATAGAGACGAGCGACTACTGGCACAGGGAGTATATCTGCCCATTCTGGCAGGCAGCCGGGAAAAAGACGATCCGCTGCGAGGGAGAATGCGTGCTCGCATTTCCTGAGCGGCGGGAGACGTCAGACTACATCACGCGATACTGCGCCAGCTTTGACTACGTGCGGTGCAGCATCGCGGCGGCGAAGCTCCGATACTACGAAAGAACAGAATGAGAGCCGAAGCGCATGCGGAACGCCGTATGCGCTCATTCTGCGTGCGTGGGGTGAAAAGATTTTCCGGATACGCTATGCTGAAAAGCAGAAGGGAGGCGTGAGCCATGGCGAGGAAACCGAAGTATGAATCCGTGGAGCAGATCGAAGGGCTGATCGAGGCGTATTTTGAGAGCTGCAAGGGAGAAATCCTGCGGGATAAGGACGGGGACATCGTTTTCAACCAGAAAGACGGGACACCGGTCTGGGTGGGGCGGAAGCCGCCGACGATCCCGGGGCTTGCGCTGGCACTGGGCTTTTCCAGCAAGCAGAGTCTGTATAACTACAAGGCCAGGAAAGAATTTATGGACTCGATTTCGCGCGCGCAGACGCGCGTGGAACAATATACGGCCGAAAGACTGTTCGACCGGGATTCTCAGCGGGGCGCGCAGTTCGCGCTGGAGTATGCGTTCCGGTATCGCAGAGACGCCGGGGACGAAAAGCAGGAGACCGGCGGAACGCGGATCCTGCTGGAAAATGACGCGGAGGAGTCCAGCGAATGAAGACGTTGGATCTTGGAACTGCGCAGCCGAAGCAGGTGCTTTTCCTGAAAGACAAGCACAGGCATATCGCCTACGGCGGCGCCCGCGGCGGTGGGAAGAGCTGGGCTGTGCGCGTGAAGGCGATTTTGCTTGCCAGCAAGTATCCCGGTATCAAGGTGCTGATCGTCAGAAGGACATACAAGGAACTGCAGAACAACCACATTGCGCCGCTGCAGGGGATGCTGCATGGGATTGCGAAGTACAACAAGACGGACAAGGAATTCACATTCCCGAACGGTTCGAAGATCTCCTTCGGCTACTGCGCAAAGGAAAGCGACGTCGGACAATACCAGGGCGCAGAATACGACGTGGTATTCCTGGACGAGGCCGGGCAGATGCAGAAATCGTGGATCGATGCGATCAATGCTTGCGTGCGAGGAACGAACGGATTTCCAAAGCGGACGTATTATACGCTGAACCCCGGCGGCCCGGGGCATGCGTATTTCAAGCGGGTGTTTGTCGACCGGAACTTCAACGACGATGAGGACCCGGATGATTACTTTTTCATTCAGGCGAAGGTACAGGACAACAAGGCGCTTATGAAGGCGCAGCCGAAGTACCTGCGGGAACTGGAGAAGCTGCCGCCGGCGCGCCGCGCCGCATGGCTCGAGGGCCGGTGGGACGCATACGAAGGGCAGTTTTTTGAAGAGTTCGTGGACGACCCAAAGCATTACACGGACCGGCGCTGGACGCATGTCATCGAGCCGTTTGAGATTCCGGACGGATGGACGATCTGCCGGAGCTATGACTTCGGCTACGGGAAGCCGTTCTCCTGCGCATGGTGGGCAGTTGACTATGACGGGACGATCTACCGGATCATGGAGCTGTACGGCTGCACGCAGACACCGAACGAGGGCGTCAAGTGGACGCCGGATCAACAGTTCTCGGAGATCCACAAAACAGAGACACAGCACCCTTGGCTGAAGGGGAAGAACATCCTCGGCGTGGCAGATCCGGCGATCTGGGACGCGTCACGCGGCGAGTCGATCGCAGATACCGCAGCGCGGTACGGCGTATATTTCACGAAGGGCGACAACGAGCGGATCGCGGGGTGGATGCAGTGCCACTACCGGCTGCAGTTTGACGAGGACGGATATCCGCGGATGTATGTCTTCAACACCTGCAGGGCGTTCATCCGGACGATCCCGCTGCTCATCTACGACGAGCACAAGGTAGAGGATCTGGATACGACGATGGAAGACCACGTCGCGGACGAATGGAGATATTTCTGCATGTCGCGGCCGATCAAGCCAATCCGCGCGGTGAAAGAGCAGCGGATCCTTTTTGATCCGCTGGACATGATGAAACGGAGGTAAGGCCATGCTGGCACCACAACTGACGGAGACTGAGAAGCAGACCATGATGACGGAAGTCTTTCTCGGATACAACCACAACCTCGAGCTGGCGGACGGAGAGTTTTATGACATGGAGAATCTGTCGGCGGATGATTATCCGCTGCTCGCGCCGCGGCCAAGGCGGGGGACGGCGCAGGCGATCGAGGGCGTGCAGGGGATTTTGGCGAAGGATGCACTGTGCTGGGTGCAGAACCAGGTGCTTTATATCAACGGCGCTTCGATGGAGGCGTATATGCCGTCCGTGTCGATCTCGGCGGGGGAAAAGCAGCTCATTTCCATGGGCGCGTATCTGTGCATCTTCCCGGACGGGATCTACTTCAACACCGAGAAGTATTCCGACAACGGGTACATGGGGCAGGAGAACACCGTCAACGCGGCAAGCACGAACATTGACATTTCCCTGTGTCTTGTCGACGGGACGGCGCTGACGGTCAGCTACACGCAGGCCAGCCAGCCGGAGAGTCCGTCGAACGGGCAGTACTGGCTCGACACGTCCGGCAAGCTCCACACGCTCAAGCAGTGGGCGGAGGCGACGAGCCAGTGGGTATCCGTGCCGACGGTGTATCTGAAGCTTTCTGCCAATGGCATCGGTCGAGGTTTCAAGCAGTATGACGGCATTCAGCTTTCGGGCCTCAGCGGAAACGAGCAGGTCGAAAAGCTCAACGGCAGCCAGATCCTGTACGACGTGGGCGAGAGCTACCTCGTGATCGTCGGCCTCGTCGACGAGACGACGAAGGTGACGAGCGGGACCGTGAAGACGGCGCGGAAGGTCCCAAGCATGGACTTCATCACCGAGAGCGGGAACCGGCTGTGGGGCTGCAAGTACGGCGTGGCGGACGGCGAGACCGTCAATGAGATCTACTGCTGCAAGCTGGGCGATTTTAAGAACTGGGAGTGCTACCAGGGCGTGTCGACGGATTCATGGCGCGCGAGCTGCGGCACGGACGGGAAGTGGACCGGCGCGGCGACGCTGGCGGACAGCCCGATCTTCTTCAAGGAGGAATGCTTCCACCGGGTGTATCCGTCGGCGACGGGGGCGCATCAGGTGGTCGTGCAGAAATGCGCGGGCGTGCAGAATGGGTCGAGCAAGAGCCTGGTCGTGGTGGATGACCGGCTGTATTACAAATCGCGGATGGGCGTTTGCGTGTACGACGGGAGTCTGCCGCAGGAGATCGGCAGCTGCTTCGGGACGAAGCTGTATTACAATGCCGTGGCGGGCGGCGCCAGAGGGAAGTACTTCATCAGCATGGAGGATGAAGGTCATAACTGGTCGCTGTTCGTCTACGACACCCGCAAGGGGTTATGGCACCGGGAGGACGCGACGCACGCGGAAGCTTTTGCCCGGGTGGACGATGAGCTGTACTTCTTTGAGGATGGAACGCTCAGGACTGTGTACGGCAGCGTTGGGACGCTGGAAGCCCCGGTCGGCTGGATGGCGGAAACGGGGATCATGACGTATGGACTCGTCGGGAAGAAATACGTCTCGCGCATCAATCTGCGGATGCAGCTGCCGAAGGGTTCCTCGGTCGACTTCTGGGTGCAGTACGATTCCGACGGCGTCTGGCGGCACTGCGGGCATATCGAGGGACGGGGGCTGCGGACCTTCCTGCTGCCCATCCGCCCGGCCAGATGTGACCATCTGAAGTTCCGGCTGACGGGCAAGGGCGAGATGAAGCTATTCAGTCTGGCACGGGTTTTAGAGGCAGGGAGTGACGCATAATGGGATCTTTGACACTTGCATACCCGTCGATCGCGGGGAAGACGACGCAGGAGCAGCTGGAGAGCATGCGGCGGTATCTGTGCAGCGTGACTGAGCAGCTGAACCTCGCCGACTGGTCGGCGAAGGCGACGCTGACGGAGATCTCGCAGGCCATCGACGCGGACAGCCTCTCCGAGGCGGAGAAAAAAACGACGCTCTCCGGCTATGGAGCGCTGAAAGCGCTCATCATCAAGACGGCGGACTTCGCCGCGGCGAACTCGGAGACGTGGTCGACGAAGCTGTCCGGCAGCTATGTGGCCATCTCGGATTTTGGCAAGTATCTCGAGAAGACGCAGCTGACGATCGAGGGCAATTCCGTCGGCATCAAACAGCTGTATGACTACACGGCGGGCGTCAACAATCAGTTTTCCGTCAATTCGAAGCAGTACATCAAGACGGGGCTGCTGTACTACAAGGACGCTGTGCCGGTGTACGGCGTGGGCGTGGGGAACATCGAGACGACGGTGACGGACGGCGGCGAACGGGTCATCGACCAGACGAAGAACGAGCTGGTCACGGTGACGCCGGACCGGGTGAGCTTCTGGCAGGACGGGCAGGAGGTCGCGTATCTCAGCAATAAAAAACTCCACTTCCCGTCCGGGACGCTGGAGGCGGCGGGGGCGGTGCTGTCGGGGAAGATCACGGCGGCAGCCGACTCGACGTTCGGGCCGTGGACGATCTCGGAGAGCAGCATTTTCCGCACGGCCAATGAGTTTGGAGGCAGCGCGAGCATGTACTTCGGCACGAGCGGGCTTTCCATCAAGGACAAATTCAAGGTCGACGCGAACGGCAAGCTGACGTGCACGGGGGCTGAGATCGGCGGAACGATCAACGCAACGGATCTGAAGCTCGACGGTACGAGCATCCAGACGAAGCTCAAGCAGATCATGGATGAGATCAACATCATCAGCAACGGTCTTGAGATCGCGGGCACAAACTTCTCGAACGGCACGATCGGCGGCGCGGAGGGCAGCCTGCAGTTTACGTCCTCCAGCACGGCGGAATATGCGGTCGATCTGTCCGGCCCGGCGGTGCGTATCCGGTCGACGAGCGGCGCGGTATATCTGCAGAACGCGGCCGGGACGGCGAGCATGCAGATCCGGGCAAATGGAAGCATTGCCTTCTCCGCGTCCGGCGGCATCACCGGCATTACGCCGGTGTTCGGATAAGGGGGCTGGCTGAATGGCAACGCTGTCCGGCGCGTCGGGTACGCCGACAAGCATTACGCTGACGGTCTCTGGCATGTCGTCCACGACGACATACAAGCGAAAATATGAATATATCCTGGCCGGACAGGTCATGGCGACGGTGACGGACTCGACTGCGGGCACGACGACGGCCCATCGGGTCATTACCGGGCTGACGCCGGACACGCTGTATATCTGCCGCGTGCGGATCTACAACAGCAACACGGGGGCGCTTGTCGCCGAGACAAACTCCATCAGCGTGCGGACGCTGGCACAGTCGACCTCGCAGGCGACGGTCAGCATTCTCAACTTCCTGGATAACCTGACGCAGCTGGCGAGCGGGTCCTTCAAAGGCGATATCGGAGATACGTTTTACATTTCGGCAGCGGGCACGCAGTATCAGACGTACTCGCAGCAGTATCATTTCCTGTACTTCCGGCTCTCGTCGCAGAACTACAACACAGAGCATGGAGCGAGCTACCCGATCCCCATCCAGGAGGGGCAGACAGTCAAGGTCTACTACCAGAGCAAGACCACGACGATTCCGATCTACAACTACCTGGACGGGCAGCACACGCTGTCAGACGGGTCCGTCTCCGGCACGATCGGCAATTCGTTCTTCCTGTCCATGTCCGGCACGCAGTACCAGACGTATTCGCAGGAGTATGAATTCCAGTATTTCAGGCTCGCGTCGGAAGGGTATGCGACAAATCACGCGGCGACGGAGACGATCCCCATTACGAGCGGGCAGGCCGTGCGCGTGTACTACAAGACGAAGATCACGGCAGTCGCGCCGGTTATCAGCGGGGTCACGCTGACGAAGAACACGGCGACGGTCACATGGAACAAGAACGGCGGCGAGTATGGCAGCTGGACGCTCTACTGGGGAAAGACGAGCTATACGGCCATCGGCTCGCAGTCGATCGGCAGCTCGCCAGTGACGGTCTCGGGGCTGGACCCGGGCACGACGTATTATTTCTGGATCGTCAACAAGGCCGGGACGGACTCGAAGACGTCCAACACCGTATCTGGAGAGACGAAGGCGCAGATCGCGGCCTTCGCGTGGACGAGCGACGATGCGTCGTATATCGCGGCGGGGAAGGCCGTGACATACCTGACGGCGGCGAGCTGGAACCGGCTGACGGCGAAGATCAACGAAGTCCGGGCCGCCAGAGGCTACGGGAGCATTTCCTTCACGACGGCCTACGCCGGGCAGACGATCACGGCGGCCATCTACAACGAGGCGGCAAACGCCATCGGGAATCTGACAGGCGCGGGAAGCGTCAGCACGGTATCGGCAGGGACGAAACTGGAAGCGACGTACTTTGCAAACAGCTATTCTGCGCTGAAAGAAGCGCTCAACCGGGCAATCAGCAGTTATAACGGATAGGAGGAGCTATGAATATCACAAAAGCAGTGGTGCAGCTGCGGGGGCGGCTGATCGAGGCCATCAACGAGGCGGGGCTGCCGCCGGTCATCGTGGGCTTTGTGCTGGACGGGATCCAGAACGAGGTGGCGAGACTCACGGCGGAAGACCTGCGGAAGGAGGAAGCGGACAATGCAGACAGAGCAGATGCAGACGACCATGCAGAATGACACGGCGAGCGGGCTGACGGCGCGAAAGGCCATCGGCGAAGAGCAGGCCAGAAAGGCCATGGACACGCTGCAGAAATACCGGCAGGGCAAGAGTGCGCTGGAGGCGCGGGTCATTGCGTCGGAGGACTGGTGGCGCATGCGCAGCTGGCAGCGGATCCAAAAAGGGAACCCGGAGGATGACAAGTGGACGTCGGCGTGGCTCTTCAACGTCATCATGGGCAAGCACGCGGACGCGATCGCGGCCTATCCGGCTCCGGCCATCCGCCCGCGGGAACCGGACGACCGGGAGGAGGCGGCGAAGCTTTCCTCGGTGCTGCCGGTCATTCTGGAACAGAACGACTTCGAAGAGGTCTATTCGGACAGCCAGTGGACGAAGCTCAAGCAGGGCACGCTCATCTGGCACGTGAAGTGGGATTCTTCGAAGCTGAACGGCCTCGGGGATATCTCGGTGCAGCCGGTAGATATTCTGTCTTTCTTCTGGGAGCCGGGCGTGCGGGATCTGCAGAAGTCGAAGAACATCTTCCTGACGGAGATGGTGGACAACGATCTGCTGGTCGAGAAGTACCCGGAGCTGCGGGGAAAGCTTAACTCCAATCCGCAAATCCAGCAGAAGTACAACACGGACGACGTCATCAATTTTGACAACAAGTCGATGGTGGTGGACTGGTATTACAAGAAATATCAGAACGGACGGCAGGTGCTGCACTTTGCGAAGCTGGTGGGCGACACCATCCTGCAGGCGACGGAAAACGACACAGAGCAGCGGTATGACACGATGACCATGCCGGACGGCAGCATCGTGCAGCAGCCGGTCGGAAAGCCAATGGCGGAGACGGGCCTGTATGACGACGGGGAATACCCGTTCGTGGTCGACGCGCTGTTCCCGGTGGAGGGCAGCATTGCCGGGTATGGGTATATCGACATCGGCAAGTCGACGCAGGAGCAGATCGACCGGATGAACCAGGCGATCGTGAAGAACGCGATCATGACGACGACGCCCCGGTGGTTCAAGCGGTCGGACGGGTCGGTCAATGAGCAGGAGTTTGCGGACTGGACGAAGCCGTTCGTGCATGTGGATGGGAATCTGGGGCAGGACAGTCTGCAGCCGATCCAGGTCAACATGCTCAACAGCAATTATATCGCCATTCTGCAGAACAAAATTGAGGAGCTCAAGTGGACGACGGGAAACACGGACGTCAACAACGGCGCGACGAGCTCCGGCGTGACGGCGGCCTCGGCCATTGCAGCGCTGCAGGAGGCATCCGGCAGGAGCAGCAAGGACTCCACAAAGTCGGCTTACCGGGCCTACGCGCGGATGATCCGGATGGTCATTGAGCGGATCCGGCAGTTCTATGATCTGCCGCGGCAGTTCCGGATCATCGGGCAGCGCGGGGCAGAGCAGTTCGTACAGTACAGCAATCAGGGGCTGCAGCCACAGACGCTCTACGGCGCGAACGGACAGCCGGACGGGCTGCGGAAACCGGTCTTCGACATTGAGGTCTCGGCGCAGAAGGCAAGCGAGTACGCGTCCATGGCGCAGAACGAGCTGGCGCTGCAGTTCTTCCAGCTGGGGTTCTTCAACCCACAGATGGTGGACCAGACGCTTGCAACGCTGGACATGATGGACTTTGACGGGAAGGACTCAATCATCCAGAAGGTCCAGGAGAACGCGGACCTGCAGCAGCGGCTGGTCGAGTGGCAGCAGTTGGCGCTGGCGTTGGCAGACCGGTACGATCCGGTCATGGGTGAGGGGCTGGCGCAGCAGATCCTGCAGGAGGGCGGACAGGCAGTCCCGCAGGCGAGCGCCGCGGCAGCGGAGAAACCGGAGATCAACACCGGCGAGACGCAGGAGCCGAAGATCGTGGAGAATGCGCGCAAAAAGTCGGAAGAAAGCACGCAGCCGGGATAAGAACCGACGATTGCGGCGGCCCGTTCCGGCGAGATTATTTCTGGCTGGCGTGGGGTGAAGTTAGGAAAAGTTTGTGCTACGATGATTTTAGAATAAACGCCAGAAAGGAATTTACAGCATGGAAGGCGAATTCACGGGCGCAGGCGCTCAGACCATGGGCGCAGCTGACGTCGCCGGTCAGCAGAGCGGGCAGGAGGCAGTTGCACAGGCGCAGGTGCAGCAGCAGCCGGTCAACGTCCCCGACGCTCAGGGACAGGGTACACAGGAAGAAACGTTCGACAGTCTGATCCGGGGCCGGTACAAGCAGGACTTTGATTCTGCGGTGCAGAAGGTCGTAAAGCAGCGCGTGCGCGGGCTGAACCAGTACAAGGGGCAGGCCGAGGCGATGGCGCCGATCATCGACCAGCTGGGCGCGCTCTATGGGATCGACACGTCGGACCCGCGGAAGACGGACTTCGCGGCACTGGCACAGCGCTTTTCCGCTGACGAGCGGCTTTATAGCGCGGAGGCCATGGAAAAGGGCATGTCGGCGGACGCCCTCAAAAAGGAGTACGCCGGCAGGGCCGAGAATACGGCCATGCGGCGGCAGCTGCAGGAGTACCAGATGCGAGAAGCCTTTGCCGGGATCCAGACAGACTTTGCCCGGGATGTGACGGCGCGGTACGGCGCGGACTTTGAGACCGAGATGCAGAACCCGGATTTTGCGCGGCTCATGGGCGCAGGCGTGCCGCCGAAGACGGCCTATGAGGTCATCCATCAGCAGGAGATCGCACAGGCGCAGGCGCAGCTGGTGGCGAACCAGGCGCGGGAGAACGTCATGCGGACCATCCAGGCGCAGGGCGCAAGGCCGCAGGAGATCGGCTCCGGCGCTGCGGGCGGAGAGAACGTCCCGATGAAAACACACTGGTCACGCGCGGAGGTGGAGGACATGCGCCGCCGCGCGGCAAGAGGGGAACGAGTGATCCCCTGAGAAAGGAGATAGGAAATCATGTTTAAATCCAAAGTCGGATTTCAGTTTTTTGCTGACGCCGGTACGCTCGTCAACGCGACCGGCAACTACGTAAACGCAGGCACCGGCCAGACGACCGCATTCAGCGGCAACGACACGCTCGCGCCGACCATGAAGACGTTCTACGACACGCAGCTGCTCGAGAATGTACGCCCGGATCTTTACCACGCACAGTTCGCAGAAAAGCAGGCGCTGCCGCGCAACCACGGCAAGACCGTCGAGTGGCGCAAGTGGAACACGCTGAAGGACGCGGAGACGTTGACCGAAGGCGTTATCCCGACGGGCCAGAAGATGGGTCAGTCCAGCATGAACGCCAGCATCGAGCAGATCGGCACGTACGTAACGATCTCTGATCAGCTGGAACTGCATGCGCTTGACAATATGATTCTCGGCGCAACAGAAGAACTCGGCGCTTCGGCGGCTCTGTCCATCGACAAGCGCGTGCGAAATGTCGTTGTGGCGGGCCACAATGTGCAGTACTGTGACAAGGTGTCGAGCTCTGGCACACACACGGCGGTCACTGGCCGCTCCGGCCTTGACAAGACGGCACTTCTGACGCCGCTCGAGATCAACAAGGCGGTGACGACGCTCAAGAAGCTGGGCGCAAAGCCAATTAACGGAAAGTATGTCGCTATCATTCACCCCTCCGTTTCTTTTGATCTGCGAAACTCCGATGGCTGGGTCGAGTCGCACAAGTATGCAGCGGTGACGGAGATATTCAATGGCGAGATCGGCGAGCTGCACGGTGTGCGATTTGTGGAATCGAACAACGCGAAGGTGTTCAATGACTCCACTTGCCCGGTGAAAACAGCCGCATCTGACGGCAATCCTGCGGTCTACTACAGCGTTTATCCGACGCTTTTCTTCGGCAAGGGAGCGTTCCGGATGATCGACCCGGAGGGCGGAAATCTTGAGATGATCGTCAAGAACAAGGGAGAGATCGGCGGCCCGCTGGATCAGTTCTCGACCGTCGGCTACAAGGCCGAGATGGCGACGAAGATCGTCTATGAAGATCGTATGGTTCGCGTGGAAAGCTGCAGCTCGTACTCCGAGACAGACGAGGCAAACTAAGGAAGGAGAAAACAGCTATGGCAGAAGCAGCAAAGAAAAGCGCGTGGGATGAGAAACGAACTGTATTTATCGAACGCGGGATGGCAAGCGAGGAACAGAGCCAGTTCGTGTGCGTGAACGGAAGAACGTTTCAGGTACCGAAAGGAAAGAACGTAGAGGTTCCGCTTCCGGTATATGAGGTGATCGCAAACGCGCGGCTGGCGGCTGAAGAGGCGCGCCGGCAGGCGAAGGAAGAAGACAAGTGAATGCCCATGACGGCATGAAGCAGAGGAAGGGGCAGAAATGCCCCTTCTTTTGGTAAGGAGGAAAAATGAAAATTCGGGAAGCGATCGAGACGGTCGACCGGTTACTGCCGAACCAGTACGAGACGCCGGATAAGGTCCGGTGGCTGTCGGAGCTGGACGGGATTGTGTATCGGGATATCATCTGTACGCACGAGCACGAGAAGGAACCGGAGCCGTTTACGGGCTATGGGGAGGACGTGGACTTAGAGACGCAGCTTCTGATCCCGTGGCCGTATGATGAGATCTACCGCTGGTATCTGGGGATGAAGATCTGCGACGCCAACGGGGAGACGACGAAGTATGCAAACGAGGCGGCGAAGTACAACAGCTACTATCAGGGGTACTTCAATGCCTACAATCAGGCGTACATGCCGAAGCAGTACGCGACACATTTCAAGCTTTAAGGCGGTGAGACTATGAGCGTATATCGAGTAGAGTCGGGCGGCAGGGCCCCTGCGGGGCTTTCGACCGGCGACGAGGTCGTGACCGGCGGCGGCACGTACCGCATCACGGGCGTGAACGCGGACGGCAGCTACCAGTCGCAGCTGGTGAACAAGAACCAGACGACGAGGAACTACGGCGGCAGCTATCAGACCAGGAACAGCCCTTACACCATGTCCGGCGTGTCGGACTACACGAGAAGCAAGCTGAACGGGCTGGAGAGCGGGTACACGCCGTCGGGCAGCGTGCAGGCAGCGCAGGCGTATCTGGAGCAGGTCAAGGCCAGCAAGCCGGGCGCGTATCAATCGCGCTGGGACGATGAGCTGACGAGCCTGTATGACCAGATCCGGAACCGGAAGAAATTCAGCTATGATATGGGGACGGATCCTCTGTACCAGCAGTACCGTGAGCAGTATCAGAGTCTCGGGCGGCTGGCCATGCAGGACACGATGGGGCAGGCGGCGGCACTCACGGGCGGCTACGGATCGACCTACGGCGAGCAGGTGGGCCAGCAGGCGTACAATGCGTATCTGCAGAACCTCAACGACATCGTGCCGCAGCTGCAGCAGCAGGCATACCAGCGGTATCAGGATGAGGGGACGGACCTTTATAACCAGTACAGCCTCGTGAAGGGCCGGGAAGACACGGACTACGGCCGGTACCGGGATACGGTGAGCGATTATTATTCGGATCTTTCGGATGCGCGGAGCGCGTACAACTCGGAGCGGTCGCTGGACCAGAGCCAGTGGGCGACGATGCTCGACTACTGGGCGCAGAAGGCAAACAACGAGAACACGGCATACCTGCAGGCGCTGGCGGCGGAGCAGGCGGCAGCGAAGAAATCCGGCGGCGGAGGCGGCGGAGGAAAAACGAGCAGCAGCGGCCTGACGGACAAAAAGAACGAAACGCTTGCAAAGGCGGCAAAAGCCTATATGGACAAGATGAGCAGCGCAACGCTTAAAAACTCGAAAGATGGCGTCAGAGGAACGGGCAGAACCGTATATCTTGACAGCCGGACGCTCGACAATTACCTCAACAGCAAGGGCTACAATGCGCTGGAGGCCAATACGTTCAAGGCGTATCTGGAATACTACGGCGCGACATATCTGCGGCAGCGGTAACGGAGGGCAGCATGGGACGAATCACACTGACAGAGGAACAAAAGCGGATTGCAGAAAGCATCCGCAGCGGACAGGGAGCCAGCATGCAGCAGGCTCCCTCCGCCTATCGCGGCGGCAGGATCACGCTGAACCAGAAGCAGATCCAGATCGCGAGCAAGTACGGCCTGCCGAACCCAGACTACGGGAAGAACGCGCAGAGCACGCAGACGACCGTAGACGATCCGCTGCATAAGCAGTATGCAGCGTTTATGGCATACCAGAACGCCGTGCGGGAGGCGGAGCTTGCGCAGATCGAGCCGGGGGCCGCGCTGAAGGGCCGGGCGAGCGGGGAGAAGAAGACGGAGAATGCGGGGGCGGCTATCAGCGGGAAGGTCTCGCAGCAGGAATATAGCCGGTCTTCCGCGATGCAGACGCAGTACGGCTCGTACCAGAATTATCTGCGCGGCGTGGAGGCGGCGCAGGGGCTGAAGCTTGGGACACTGGCGTTGCAGGGCCAGAGCGCACTGCTGGCCGGCCGGTTTGCGCCGGCCACGCAGCAGGTGCGGGGGGACGTGGATGCGTTCCACGCGGAAAGCCAGCAGAAGGGAAGATTCGGGTTCGGGACAGGAAAAGAGCTGAAAGAGGGGCAGCGCGGGCGCGGGAAGGTATCCGAACAGGAGTTCAACCGGTCCGAGGCTATGGTGGCGCAATACGGCTCGTATAGCAATTATCTGCGGGGTGTCTATGCTGGATATGACGAGGCTGCAGCTGCGGGAACAAAGCGGCGCGCAGAGGCTGCGCTTGCAGAAGGGAAGGTCTCGGAGGCGGAATTCAGCAGGGCTCCGGCTATGGTAGAGCAGTACGGCACGTACAGGAACTACCTGAACGGTGTGCGGAAATCTGACGATGAGATCACCAGGGAGCGGGCAGCAAAGCGGATCGAGAGTCTCGGGATCTCCGATACACTCGAGCAGTATTATAACGCTGAGGGCGAAGAGCAGGCACAGCTGCGCCAGCAACTGGCGGATAAGGGCGTTACGGGTACGGAACTGAACGAGTGGCGGAACACGGTGTTCAACCAGGCGGGACAGTTCATCGGCGATCTGGCGGCTGGGTTCTTCCAGGGCGGCTTGCTGCAGAATATGTCCGGCATGGAAGGTGCGCTGTCCGGACTGGAAAACGCGGCGAATGGGACCGTCGCCTGGGCACTGGATGATCTGTCGAATCCGCTGCCGAGCGGAAAGCTGAAAACGGGGATCAAGAGCTTTGCAAACCAGCTCGCAAATGCTGACTCCCGGCACGAGGAAAACGCGAGGAAGCTGCAGGAGCAGAATGCACAGGTCATGCAGCAACTGACACAGGGACATTCCCAGGCCGCAAAGTGGATCATCGAGCAGATGCCGAGTGCGGGCAATATGCTGCTGAATGTCGGAACAGCCGGCATGGCTGGCGTTCCGAACCTTGCGGCGCTGGGCACGACGGCGGGCGGCAACGCATACATAGAGGCCAAGAACGACGGGGCAACAAACGAGCAGGCGCTGGCCTACGGTATCGTAAACGGGTCGCTGGAAGTGCTGTCCGAAAAACTGTTCGGCGGCAACCCACTTTATGATACCGACGCGGGGCTTGTCAACCAGCTGGTGGCGAAGCTGACGGACAACAAGACCATTATGCGGATCCTTAACAGCAAGGGCTTCGACCTGCTGTCGGAAGGCCTGGAAGAGGTCGTGACGGAGATCACGGAGCCGTGGGCGCAGGCGCTTATCTACGCGGGAAAGGAAGCAGAGTTCGCAACGTGGGAAAGCGTGGCAAATGCGTTCGCAGGAGGCGTCTTTTTGTCGGTCGTCGGTAATCTGGCCGATCTGCCCGTCAGCATGCGCAACCGAGAAGTGCAGAGCGTGATCAATGACGTCACGGAGCGGGTGCTTTATCAGGCAGAGCAGGTGGCGGACGCGGGCGTACAGCAGGCCGTGGCCGATGTGCGCGAGAAGATGGAATACGGCGAGGACGTCACGGCCGAAGATCTCGGGAACGTCTTGAACGCCATGTCGGAGGCGGACGCAGAGGTCGACGCGGAGACCGTGGAGGCAGAGACTGCACAGGCACAGGAGCAGGCGCAGGCCGAGGCGCAGGAACGGGCGTTCCAGCGGTTCCGGGAGGCAACCGAAGAGGGGGAACGGAATCAGGCGGTATTCCGAGAGGCAACGCAGGGCCGATATGAGACCGGCAACGCGGATCCGTATGCGGAACGCGGAACGCAGTTTGACGTCAGTGACGAGCGCAGTGCGGTCTACGCAGCAGAGGAAGCCGGGGAGATCAGCCACGCGGAGGCGGAAGCGGCGCTGAACACGCTGGACAGCGACGAGGCTGTGAACCGGGTGGAGGCCGCGCATGTAGAGGCCGAGAAGACGAGACAGGACGCACGGGACAAGAAGGATGCCGCGACGGCGGTCGAGCGGCTGCGGACACAGCAGGAGCAGGCAGACGCGGAGCTGCGCCGGGCGGAGGCAAAGAGTGACCGGGCGGCGCTGGCAAAGGCAGCTGTGCAATACGGCCTGCCGCAGACACTCGGGAATGTGCTGCCGGAGCATTATGCGGAATACAGGAATAAGAATCTGGGGCCGCTGAGCGCGGCGGAGTACGCCGACGCGGTGCATGCGGCGTATCAGGCGGGCAGGGATGGCCTGAACCTAAACGCGGCGCAGAAGGCCGCGCAGAGCGTCCAGCGGGAAGTAGCAGAACAGGCGTGGAACGCCGGAAAGGGGAACAATGGAACAGCAAAGCAAAATGCTCCTGATGACAGCAGCAAACGGGATGCGAGTATGGATACCGGAAGATCGGGTGGAGCAGTGGCAGAAAGCGCAGGCCAGACAGCAAAGGGACAAAGCGAGCGGAGCCGCCTCGCGGAAAGAATTGAGCTCGAAAATCGCGTCCGCGCTGCGAAGCAGCCGTACCTGAGCGGGCAGGATATCGGCGTCGAGAAGGGGGCGGCGGAGAAGAGCCTGCAGGAGGTCCCGAAGAAATTCTGGACAAAATCGATCGACCAGGCAGACGCGGAGCTGCGGAAGGCGGGATACGAGGATATCCATTTCTTCATCGGGAAGATCGGCGTCGTCAACCAGAAGGCGCAGGTGGTACGGTATGCGAACGGTATGCGGACGGGCAGCAGCGTCTGGGTGTGCGCAAATGACAAGGCGTTTACCGTCGAGCAGATCGCGCGGCACGAGGCGTTCCACAAGATGGCGGAGGATGTACCGGGCGTTCTGGAAGCTGTCCGCGCACAGATCGCATCGGAGCTGGGCGATGAGGGCTTGCAGGCGCTGGCGCTTCGATATGCGGAAGCGTATGAGGGGTGCTATGGCGAGGACGAGATAGACCGGTATATTGGAGAGATCTGCGCAGACGCCTATGCAGGGATAGAGCGTTTCGGCGAGGAGAGCAAACAGGCGGCAGATGCCGTATGGCAGACCCGAGGGACTGAAACGGGAACAGAAAAACCGGCCAGCCCGAGAGGGCCGCCGGAGGATTACAGCATTGAGACGCTGCCGGATGGGAAGCAATACGTCAAAGCAGATCGACAAGTAATCTTTGGAGACGATGCCGATTCGTGGAGCGTCCAACTGGAAGACTACATAAACGGGAAAATCCGCCGAGGGCAAGACGTCAGCCTGATCGGAACAGATGGACAGACCTTGCTTCTCACGGCGACTTCTGCAGGGAAATTGAGTAGCCAGTACACAAGCGATGGGCGGACAATGAGCAAAGGTGCATTTGAAAAGAAAACAAATGCTGCTGCGCACATAGATGAGCTGGCGACGCTGTCCAAAAGAAAAGGTGGGATTAAAGCTGACGCGGGGAACCGGCACGGGGGAATGGCGTCGGAGGGCTGGGAGTACAGAAAGGCGTATTTTGAAGACTTCGACGGGAAATACTACGAGGTAACGATCTCGGCAGCACGCAGCGAAAACGGAACCATGATTTACAATATTGGACAAATGAAAGAAGAAGCCAGCCCCAAAGTAAAGGGCTCTAGTGCTGAAAACAGCAACGGCCCGCGGGGGTTCGCTTCTTCCAGTACCAATATACGCGAAGATGGCGGGAAAGTCAATACCGATTTTTCCATAGAGGCGCAGGCGGAGACGGATAATGCGACGGCGGAGCAGGAGACAGAAACCAGAAACCTCACGATGGACACGATCCCGAAGAAGGCGCAGAACTATCTGAACGGTGCGGCGAGAAATCTGGCGGCAGCGCTGCAGCGGCAAACGAGGCTTCCATTTGCAGACCATAGTGCAGAGATCCGGGACAGCCTAAAGCCCCTGATGAACGAATATCTGCAGACAGGAGATATCCAGCCGACGACCATCGACAAGAGCTTTAACGAAGCGTACGCCAAGGGCGTGGAGCTGGAAAAGGAGCTCTACGAGAAGACAAAGACGCTCGCGCAGGAGCTGCGGCAGACGCCGATCACGCTGAACGAGAAGGAACGGGCGGCACTCAGAGGCTATGATGTATTCAAGAAAACCACAAAGGGCCGACTGTATGTGGTGAACGAGGGCGGAAGATCGGTCAATGCAGTCTATCAGGAGATGAGCCGGGCAATGCCGGAGGTTTTCCCACGCGGGGCGAAAGGAACCGAAGAGCAGATCCTGACGCTGCTGGCTGGCTCACACAGGCTGGATCTTGCGAAAAGCAATGCGGAGGGCGCTGCCGGAAGGTATGCCGAAGAGTACAAGCGGACGGCAAAGCAGGACTATGAAAACGGCGTAAGAGATATGATGGGAGACCTGCGTGTTGCAAGGAGGTACGCGGAAGCGCAGGCCAGACGGATGGAACCGTTCGTGGCACCGAAGAGCTATGACGAAGTGCAGGAGCTGTACAGCCAGCAGAACGAACAAAGACGCGCCTATGAGCGGGTAGACCGGCAGTATCTGTTGACGGCGGAGGACCGGAAGGTCGTGAACCGGCTGCTGCGCGGCGACATTACGCCGGAGAAGGTCACAGGGATGGAAAACGCCGAGGGGATCCTTGCGGTCTATGAGGCGAAGGCCGATTACGACCTGACGACGCTCAAGATACAGGAATGGAGGAAGAGCGTAAAGGCGGAGCGGATGGAGACGGCGAGGAAAACGCTCGGGAACATCAGCGAGGCGAAAGATAAGAAGGCCGGGATCTGGTATAAGCGCGAGACACAGGAGCGCAATGCGCGCGACATCTTCAAGGCGGACACAGCGGAGAGGATCATTGACCATTATTTCCGCCCCGTCCACCATGCGGCGGCAGAGGAAACGCGGCTCAAAAACCGGATGAAGGGCCAGATTGAGGCGCTGGGGCTGAAACGACACGCCGTGAGAGGTGACCGGGTCAGCGAGAGCGCGGCGGTGCAGATCCTTGGAGAGGCGCAGGACAATATCCGTGTGCTGGAGGCAAGCCGCGGGCGGCTCAAGGCAAGGGAAGGACGGACGCTGCAGGAATGGGATGCGGTCGTGCAGGAACTCTGGAAAACGAGCCCGCATCTTGACAAGACGCGGATCGAGAATGCGGTGCAGGAATTCCGGGGCATCTATGACGAGCTCTTCCAGATGATGAATGAAGTGCGTGTGAGAAACGGGTATGCACCCATCAATTACCGGAGCGGATATTTCCCACATTTTCAGGTCGGCGCGTCGGATGGCATTCTGAATCTGATGGGCGCGGCCATGGGCATTGACGCCGGCATCGAGGTATTGCCGACGGACGTCAAGGGCATCGTCCAGTGGATCCTGCAGCAGAAGAAAAATGGGAAGCAGGAGCAGGGCTCCGACGCGCTACCGACGACGATCAACGGCAGGACCGGCGGCTTCAAGCCGGGCATTACATGGTTCGGAAACTCTCTGGAGCGCACCGGGTTCCAGACGGCCTATGACGCGGTCAAGGGCTTTGACAAGTACATCGAGGGCGCGGCGAAGGTCATCTTCTACACGGATTCCATTCAGAACCTGCGGGCGCTTGCGACGGAGACGCGATATCTGACCGGCGACGACGGGCTGCGGGAGCGGATCGACGCTGTCAGAGCGGACGAAAGCCTGAATGAAGCGCAGAAGGATGTGTCTGTCGAAGATATCCAGAAAAACGGGCGGTATTCGCTTTCCAGTTGGGCGGCCAATCTGGACGAGTACACCAATTTGCTTGCGGGAAAGAAGAGCGAGCTCGACCGGCCAATCGAGCAGATGACGAGACGGGACATGTACAGGCTGCTGAACAAGTGGCAGGGGCGCGTAGCGGCAAACATGGTGGCGGTCAACCCGGCATCGTGGCTGACGAACTTCGGCGTCATCCAGCAGGCGGCCGCGCAGCTGAATGAGGACAGTCTCATGAAGGCCAGGGCACAGGCAGCTGCAAACACGTTCAGGAATGACGGATTTGAAGAACGCAGCGATTTTTTGACATCTAGGCGCGGAAGCAGTATGCTCGTGAACGGCTGGGTGGACAATGCGAGCGCTGCGCTCTCGAAGCCGATGGAGGTCATCGATATGTATTCGGCCAACGTCATTGTGCGCGCACGGTATATGGACAATCTGCGCAGGGGCATGAGCGAGGAATTCGCCATGCAGGAGGCCGACGAGTTTGCCGCAGGCGTCATGGCGGACCGCAGCAAGGGCGCACAGCCGACGCTGTTTGAATCCAGAAACCCACTGACGAAAATGTTCACGCAGTTCCAGCTGGAAGTCAACAATACGTTTTCTTATCTGTTCAAGGATCTCCCGAGAGAACAGAGAAAGAGAGGCGTGGCAGCGGTGGCGTTCACGATGTTCATGTATCTGCTTCGCAACTGGTTCTTCAATGAAGGGTATGAAAAGATGATCGGCAGGCGGCCGATGTTCGATCCCTTCAATATGATCACAGAGACGGTCGGGAACTATACCGGATACACGGTCAACAATATGTGGGATGCCATCGACGGGACAGAGGACGGAATCGTCACAAAGAAGGAAGCGAAGGGCGCAGGCGCGGCGACGTGGGACACGATGGTCCGCATTGGGCAGGAGATCCCGGGAATCGGAGGCCTGCTCGGCGGCGGGCGTCTGCCGTTTGCGAGCACGATGCCGGATGTGGAGAACATTCTGAACCTGCTGGATAAGGATATTCCGGGGGATAAGAAATGGCCGAAGGTCGCAGAGGCGCTGAAAGCACCGGCTGTGTACTGGCTGCCGCCGTTCGGCGGCGGGCAGGCGAAGAAGATCTACGAGGGCAGCAAGGCCGTCGTCAACAAGGGAAGCTATAAGCTGAACGGAGACGGCGAAGAACAGCTGCAGTATCCGGTGTACACGGACAGGAAGGGAGACCTGATCCGCGCATGGACATCGAACATCCTGTTCGGCAAGAGCTCTACCAAGGCTGCCCGTGATTGGGTGGAGAGCGGGTTCCAGTCGCTCAGCGTCAAGGAGACGAAAGCCTATCAGTCAATCACGGAGGGCGGCGAGGACCAGAGGAAAACCTACACGTTCGTGCAGGCGATCAAGAACGTCGAGAAGGAATACGACAAGAAGATGCTGCTCAAGAGCTACAGCATCAGCGACACGGCAAAGACGGCGTATTTCTATCAGGTGTTCGCCAACGAGGACCAGCAGAAGGAGATGGACAAGCTCGACGAGCAGGGCAAGATCGACTTCATGAAGAAGTACCTCGCGGAGGCCGAGGACAACCACAACCGGGACGAGCTGCGCGACGCGGCGGTCGCTGGGACGGTGACGCAGGAGAAGGCCATCCAGCGGATGGTCGCCAACGACTGGGCTAAGAACGAGGACGACGCATACTGGAAGTACCGCGAGTGGATCCGGAAGGCGGATGACAAGGACTACAAGATGTACGATGATTTCCTGAACGCGATCGAGGCTGGCGGAGACGTCAAGGAGGCAGCGAAGGAATACCTCGAGCACGGAAAGGAAGCGAAGGATCTCAGCAGGGAGGTCACGACGGCGTACAAGGCGCAGTATCTTGCCGCAACGCCAGAGGAGCGGAGAAAGCTCAAGCAGAAGCTGCTTGAGATCTACGCGGCGCTGGGCTTCAACCGGAAGGAGAAATCCAAGGATATCGACGACTGGGTGAAGGACGCTGCAAAGGAGAAGAAGGACAAATAACGCAAGAAGGCCGGGGCGGATGCCCCGGCCTTCGGTTTTCTGAAATTACTGCGCTTTTTCCAGCTCCGCGAGGCGCTGGCTGTGCAGGTGAACGACGGATTTCAGGAAGGAAACCTCTTCTTCAAGCTCTTCGACGCGGCTCTTCGGCGCGAGCGTATCAAGGAGCGCCTGCTGCCCTTCAATCAGGAGGTCCAGCTTCTTCATGACGCTGCTCTCGATGATGACGCGGGTATTCGCGGCGGACTGCTTAAGCATGTCGTCTTTGGCCTGGTCGATCATGGATTGGATTTTCTCAATATCTTTTTCGTCGAGCATGGGGAAGCCTCCTTGTATGTGATGGAACCAGTATAGCACCGGCGGGCGGGAATGGCAAGCGGAAAGTGCTGCGTGCGTGGGGTGAATCCGGCGGCTGTGTCTGCTACACTGGATGAAAAGGAGGGATGCGGCATGGCGACGCCAATTCCGGGGGCTTATCCGAGCCCGAGGATCGACAAAGGGGTGCTGCGGTGGTACGAAGGGGACACGTTCTCGATCGTGCTGCGGTTCGACCTGAAGGACCAGGACGGCGAGGCCGTCACGATCGGGACGACGGACAGCATGGCGATCGTGTTTCTGGACGATACGCGGCAGACCGTCCACACGTTCAGCTTTGCGAAGGTGGAGAATGACCAGGTCACGCTGAACTTCGACGCGACGGTCACGGCAAAATTCACGAAGGGAAAGTACACCTACGATATCCGGTACACGCACGGCGACAAGACAACGCTGGCGAGCGGGAATCGGGCGTTCGTGGAGTAAGGAGCAGGTATGAGGGTAGAGATTCCAAATCAGATCACGGTGACGATCGGCGGGCTGATCTCCCGCGGGGTAAAGGCCGTGGAGGTTACGGACGCGGGGAAGCTGATTTTCACGCTGACGGACGGCAGCGTGATAGATCTCGGCTCGGTCATCGGCCCGCAGGGGCCGAAGGGCGAGACGGGACCGGCGGGGCCGCAGGGGCAGACCGGACCTGCCGGCGCACAGGGCGAGACCGGCGAGGCAGGCGCGAGCATCACGTCGATCACAAAGAAATCGCAGAGCGGGACGACGGCGACGTACACGATCGCGCTTTCGGACGGGAAGACATTTGACTTTAACGTCGAGACCGTCAAGGGTGAGAAGGGCGACAAAGGCGACAAGGGGGAGACCGGCGCGACCGGCCCGAAGGGAGAGACCGGCGAGCGGGGACCGCAGGGCGAGACCGGCCCAAAGGGTGACCCCGGCGCGAAGGGCGACACAGGCGAGACCGGCGCGACCGGCCCGAAGGGAGACCCGGGCCAGACCGGCCCGCAGGGCAAGACCGGCCAGACTGGCCCGGCAGGTCCGCAGGGGCCGAAGGGAGACACTGGCTCCGGATTTGTGGTCAAGGGCTACTATGGCTCAGTCTCTGCACTGCAGACATCGGTGCAGGATCCGGCGGCCGGCGACGCCTACGGCGTGGGCGCGGCTGCACCGTATGACATTTACATCTATGACGGCGTGACGAATGCGTGGGTCAACAACGGACCGCTGCAGGGCGCGAAGGGCGACAAGGGCGACAAAGGCGACCCCGGCGCAAAGGGCGAGACGGGCAGCACCGGCCCGGCGGGCGCCGACGGCGTGACGCCGACGATTGGCACGAATGGAAACTGGTATCTGGGCGAGAACGACACCGGGAAGCCGTCGCGCGGCGAGAAAGGCGATAAGGGCGACAAAGGCAATCCCGGCGCAAAGGGCGAACCGGGCGAGACTGGACCGCAAGGACCTACGGGTCCGCAGGGCGAGACGGGGCCTCAGGGGCCAACGGGTCCGGCCGGAGACAACGGTGCGCCAGGCGCAAATGGCGTGACGCCGACGATCGGCACGAATGGAAACTGGTATCTGGGCGAGACAGACACCAAGAAACCATCGCGCGGTGAGAAGGGGGAGCAGGGCGACAAAGGCGACCCCGGCGAGAAGGGGGAGCCGGGCAAGACTGGCCCGCAAGGGCCAGCGGGTCCGCAGGGCGAGACGGGCCCACAGGGCCCGACCGGGCCGCAAGGCGAGACTGGGCCACAAGGCCCAACCGGGCCGCAAGGGCCCACGGGCGCGACGCCGGTAAAGGGAACAGATTATTTTACCGACGCCGACAAGCAGGAGATTGCTTCACAGGCTGCGGGCCTGGTCGACCTGTCTGGCAAGCAAGATGTGATTCTCGCCTCCGGCGCGGCCGTCGGGGACCTGATCAAGGTCAAGGCGGTGGACGCCAGCGGGAAGCCGACGGCGTGGGCGGTGGCCGTGGCAGGCACGGACTATATGAAGACCGGCAACATCACCAAGCAGACGCTGGTCTCCGCGGAGACCACGCCGACCGAGAACATGGCCATCAACTGGCAGTATGAGTGAGGAGGCCCCATGGCGCACAAGACATTGATCTCCGGCACGGCCTATTCCGTGACGGGCGGGCGGGAGCTGATCGGCGGCACAGGCTACGCGAAGAAGAAAGGCCGCGTGCTCGTGAACGGCACCGGGTACGATATTCCGTTTTCCAGCGGCATTCCGCTTTCTACCGTCGCGCTTGGCGATATCCTCATGCTGAACGAAAACGGCAACCCCGTCCCGTTCTACGTCTGCAAGCACGACTACGAAAGCGGACTGAACGGCGCAGGGCGGACACTTCTGGTGAGGAAGGATTGCTATGACAAGCGTATTTTTGACAGCAGTAGCAAGATTTTCGCCGGGAGCTCGATAGACACATGGCTCAACGGAACCTGGATCAAGCTGCTGACATTGGACGTCCAGTCTGCGGCCGGCACGACAAAAATCTACTACTATGACGGAAGCAACAAGAAAGCAGTCACGACCCGTGCAGTGTTCCTGCTGTCGACAGCAGAGTTTGGCTACAGCGATTATGCTGATACTGACGGAGAACCACTGGACAGTGCTGTGAGAAAACTACTTTCCACTGCTTACTACGGCGGAAATAGTGTTGGACAGTGGACGCGTACACCGGCCACCTGGACACAGAAAAACGTGTACGTTATAATGCCTGGCGACTATTCGACTCATATACCTTGCAACGACAGTCACGGCGTCCGCCCCGCCTTCACCATCCCCTCGACCTTCCCCGTGATCCAAAACCCCGACGGCACCTACACCCTTGCAGCATAAAGGAGGACCCACATGGGCACACACCACATTTTGAAAGACGGCACGTCCTACGCCATCAAAGGCGGCACCGACCTGATTGCTGGTACAAGTTACCAAATCGGGGGGGTCGAACGCTGGTGAATGGGACGGCGTTTGAGATCAAGTTCAGCGACGGGCTGACGTGGATCATAAATGAGTCCCCCAAAATAATGGTTTTTGAGCAAGCCATTGATTTTACATCAAACGGGAAAAAATTCAACTACTTCATGATCACTGCAGGCTCTCGGCCAGGCATTGTTTACTCTTACGGGGCAGGCGATATTTGGTACGCATATTTCAACGGGAGCTGGACGCAAGAGGCATTCCGGACAGTGACTTTCGCTGAAATGCCAACAGGAGCACTATTAGCATGGCTGCAGGCCAATGCCGTGCAGCAATAGACAGGAGGAACTTATGGACACCTGGTACATCACAATCGGAGGGCAGGAGATCGAGACGCGGCCGGCCGCCGGCCGCATGCGCGACGCCGACTGGGGCGGGCGCGAGAGCCGCGCCGTCACCATCGACAAGAGCGCGGTTGCAGACCCGCTGGCGCTGTTCTGCGACGGCGCCGTCTGGGGCATGATCCACCGCTACACCACGGCCGTCCCTGTTCTGGACGCAGAGGGCAACGTCCAGATGAACGAGGACGGAACCGTCAAGTCGACGACCGAGACCGCCGAGGACCGCTACATGGACGACTACGCGGATTTCACCCTCGCCGGTCCCATCACCGACAACCGCGACGGCACCATCACGGCGAAGATGGGCAAAAAAACGGCCAGCGATCTGCTGGCGGAACTGGAGGCGGCATATGACAGAGGCTAAACTGGCACAGGTAAAGAAAGCAATTACGGACGGCAAGCTGGTGCAGGCCGCAGGCGGCATCAACACTACTGTAACCCAGTCGGACAAGCTGGGCTACGACTGGCGCAACATATACGTCAACGACATTCTCGTCCGGCAGGAGTACGTCGAGCAGGCCGTGAAAGCCGGAACGGCGGACAACCCAATCGTGTGGAAGGCCGGCATGTCGCTGATCCAGAATGCTTATTACACCAACAACGGCGAAACAAAGGTCTGGATGGGTGAGGCAGGAAAGCAAGCCGAATGGACAGACAGCGCCTTCGTGCCAATCTGATAAACGCAGAAGGGAGAAAATCAGATGGACCTGCAGGATCTAAACGTTGCCGTCGCGGAGATCCGCGGCAATGTCGACCGGAACACCGGCCGGATCAAGGATCTCGAGAAGAAGAACGACGCCGTGGCCAAGCTGGCCGAGGCCGTCGCCGTCATGGCCGAGCACATGAAGACGCTCGACGACAAGATCGACGGCATGCAGACGAGCGTCAACAGCCTCACGGCCAAGCCTGCGAAGAACTGGGACGCGCTGGTCAAGATCGCGCTGACCGCGCTGGTGTCCGGTCTCGTCGGCTGGGCGCTGAGCAAAATTTTGTAACACGCGCCGCAAGGCGTGAAATTTGAAAGGAGAAAAATACTTATGAACGCAAAATGGTGGAAAGCCGCGGGCATCCGCGCACTGAAAACGGTATGCCAGACGGCAGTCGCAACGATCGGCACGAGCGCGATCCTGTCCGAAGTTAACTGGATCGCCGTTGCCTCCGCCTCGGCGCTGGCGGGCATTTTGTCCCTGCTGACGAGCGTCGCGGGCCTGCCGG